AGAATGAGTTAATACATTGTCATCCCTATATCTATGATTTATCTCCAACGCAAACGCGGGCTATTTAAAACTAACTCATATGTTATTAATAATCTTTAGTTATATTATAATGACAGACAGTTGTTCAATCGTATCAATAAAAGATCTTAGGGAGAAGTATCCCAAAATGGGAAAGCTATTACAAAAACTATCACCAGGTTCGCCAATATTAAGAGATATCAATAACCGAATAGACTCATCACCCGATGCGGCCAAAATAAAAGCAATGATCAAAAATGCAGAACAAACACCTTGTTCACAAGCTGGTGGCGCGCAACAAAAAAGGGGTAAAGACACGGGTTCGGGACGAAATTGGCGTGGAAATGTAGGACGGTGGCGCGCAACAAAAAAGGGGTAAAGACACGGGTTCGGGACGAAATTGGCGTGGAAATGTAGGACAATTCGTCACAATAATGATTGCCCTTTGTGTTGCACTACTATCAATTAATGATATGAAATCCGCTAATGACGCGCAGTGTTCTGCATGGCAAATTACATATGGTATGGCTATTATGAGTGGTTATTGTACAGAACAGGCTCGTGTATTGGCAACGACTGTGGCATTTGCCCTTCTTAAAATTCAACTGGCGGGTCTAGCTGTGTGGGCAGTCCTTCCAGATGGAAAAGGACCAAGGCGCGACCCCCGAGGCGACGGCGAAGGCGACGGCGAAGGCAGAGATTCAGCGGAGGCAGCAACAGGAGCAACTGGTCAAGGAAGTGCGGAAGGAAAGGGAGGCGGCCGTAGACGTAGGCGAAGGCGTAAAAGAACTCGTAAGAAGCGAAAAAGTAGAAAGAGACGTAGAACACGTAAGAGGCGAAAAAGTAGAAAGAGACGCAGAAGAACAAGAAGATAATTAATACTATGTTTAATTTAGTTAAAATAAACATAGGATATAGTATAATGAGAATTATGAGCATTGATGTGGGAATGAGACATTTGGCGTATTGTATCTTATCAAAAGGTGCAAATGACAACTATAATATATGTGAATGGGACGTCATAGATTTATGTAATAAAAAAGCGAACCCTTGTTGTCAAACCGATAAACACGGAAAGTCTTGTAAAAGACAGACTAAATTTTATAAAGATGATAAATATTATTGTCAATTACACGCCAAAAAACAAAAATTCCCCATCCCTTCATCAGAAATGAAATTAACAAAGATAAAAAAGATGAAAATTCGCGCTTTGAAAAATTTAGCCAAAAAATTAGAATATGATTTACCAAAAAAGAGCAAAAAACAAGATTATATTGACTATTTCATCAACGATCTCTCCGAAAATTATCTTACCCCTATTCTCCAAACAAATAGTAAGTCAATCGACTTCGTTACATATGGTAAGAGAATCAAGTCTGCTTTTGATGATATATTATCAAAAACTAATATTGATTGTATGATCATAGAAAATCAAATCGGCCCTTTAGCATTGCGAATGAAAATGATACAAGGTATGATAATGCAACATTTCATAGAAATTGGTTGTCCTTGTATTAAAGAAATTTCACCATCCAACAAATTAAAAGATTTCACTACTAAAAAGAAAACAACATATTCGGAGCGCAAGAAACTAGGTATTACTGTTACCAGAAAACTTTTATATGACAATAACAATATAACAAAATGGAGTGAACATTTTGATAAACATAGAAAAAAAGATGACCTGGCGGACAGTTTCCTTCAAGGCCTTTGGTATATCAAACAATAATTAAGTATTAGAAATGCGTCTTACTTAAAATTATAAGTTCTTAATACAACATAATGAGTACTCCTGAGATTATTGATATTAACCTCACACATAATAGTCCTCTATCCTCACCAAAACTTTCCGTAGTCGGCAATTCTGACGCTGGTATGATTAGACTAAACAATTTACCGCCTTTAGAAACAAATAATATAAATAAAAAATCTGTAAATTTTGGACCAGGCGCCGATTTATTAATAAACCAGAAAGTAGCTAAGTCCAATTCTCCAAAATCAGATATTAAGCTTTCGGAATTACAATCTTTAGAGCCGAGTGGTAGCCCAAAAACCAAAACGCTAAGTGGTTTAGACAGATCTAAACTAGTATCATCTATATCCACTACCAAATCACTCGGTCCATTATCCGCCTCCAATATTAGATTAAATATTAGTCCCAACAACTCTCCAGCTCTACCAAGCCCACCCAGCGCTGACTCAGGAGAGAAAAATATCAAATTAGGTAGAGCTAGTAAAGCAAATGAGAATTCTCAAACATGGGATGGATTTAAAAAATTTAATGAGATTCCCGTAGATCCAGTCGCAAAACCACCTGAAAAACCAAAATTATCACATGAACAGGAAGTTAGACAAAAGTTTTCGTTTATCAGAAAATTGGAAGCTTTAGAAAAACAAGGGATTACCGTTAGTAAAAAATATAATATGGATGATAAGCTTGAAGAAATGCAGGGCGAATATGAAATGATCAAATCAGATATAGCAAAGCGCAACTCTGTTAAATTTCAAGGTAAAATGCTAATGGCCGCAGTTTCTGGTATTGAATTTCTCAATGGAAAGTTTGATCCATTTGATATCAAGCTAGATGGTTGGGGTGAAGCGATCAGTGAGAATATTGAAGAGTATGATGAAGTTTTTGGCGAACTTCATGAGAAATATGGCGGTAAAGCCAAGATGGCTCCAGAACTCAAGTTACTATTTATGTTAGGTGGTAGTGCCGCAATGTTACATATGACAAATACAATGTTCAAATCCGCTATGCCCGGTATGGATGATATTATGAGACAAAATCCAGAGCTCATGCAGCAATTTACTCAAGCGGCGGCCAATAGCATGAATGCACAAAATCCAGGATTTGGTAATTTTATGTCTGGGATGATGCCCGGAGGGCCACCCAGCGGTATGATGCCAGGAGGTGTCATGCCTCCAATGGGTTCCCCTCCTGGCCCCCCACCAAGATCCGCACCAAGAACATCAAATCGTCCAGATCTGAATGCAGCGCGCGGTGGACCCGAAAAGTCACGGCGAGAGATGAATGGTCCATCCGATATTAGCGATATCTTGTCTGGTATTAAGACAAAAAAAGTTAATATCAGGAACGGACAACCCGCAGATACCATAAGTGTTAATGAACTGAAAGAACTATCGCCCAGTGGGCTTCAAAAGAAATCTAAAAGGAAACCAAGATCGGAGAGAAATACAATTAATTTGAATATTTAAATACCATTTTATATATAATATAAAATGGCAATGACAACTGCTGAAATTATTAAAGGTGTAATGAATAACGATAAATGTAATCTCAGTATTTGGGATCCATGCCCAGCGGCTGTAAGTTGGGGTCAATCGGTGGATAAAGATGAAGCTGTTGAAGCTAAAAGTGTTGACGGGGCAGATGTGGCGGACGCCGAGGCATCACAGACACGATGTAAAACTCAAAGTAGTCTAATTTCTAAATGTAGAAATACAATAGTAAGAACCGAAATTGGTAGCCGTAATTCGCTTTTCCCTAATTTCTATGATAAATTTGAAGATGATGAAAACCAAAAATGTACAGAATGGGAAGCATATAATAAATACCAGCTAACGAAATATATGCCTCAGAACAGCGTAAAAGGTACACCATTTCGCTTTTGCATTATTCTAGCAGGCCCACCCGGTTCAGGAAAGTCTACAATGGCTGAAATAATTTTGAAAAAAAGTATAACTATCAATAGAAATGCAGCTATAGATAATATTTGGGTTAATTTAGGACACGATCAAATAGTTTGTCAAGATGCAGATTTTATTTTGAAAATGAATGCAATAGACAGAACTTTCATGGAAGAAGATGAGAATTTATTTGAAAATGTAGAAAGAATAAAGGAACAGTTGAATGTATCGGGTACTCCATGGAATAAATTAATAGCGAGGCAAAATGAACTATATGATACAATCAAAACTTCAAATCAGATGGATCCTGTAGCCAAAGAATATTTTCGTGAGAATGAAATCACTCCAGAGAATATAAATGCTCTTAAAATGTTGATTAGTGAAGAAGGTCTGTATAAGAGCAATCTTGGACCTCTTATAGTTAAAGATATGAGAAAAGGAGCCTTAGGTGGCGCGAAAATAACCAAATGCCAAGTTGACTATCCCTATTTAAAAAGTGTTATTAATAAATGGCGAGATAAAAGAGGAGAAGCGCCGTGTAATAACGCGCAGCTTTTATACTATACAACTGTATTAGCTATCAGCCTTGGATATAATATCACATATGAAACAACATTAAAAAGTAAAAAATCTTTGGAATTTCTTTTCAAAAATACCGGAAATCTAACAAATAATTGTAGATCAGAAACTTATATATTTTTATTGGGATTCCCTTTAGTTTCATTCGCTCATTTAGAAAAAAGAATTATTAATAGATATAAATGTGTGCAAATAAAACGGCTTATTGAAAAGCATTCTAAGCTACCTCAAGACACAGTGATAAACGAGCAGTTACCTGATGGAAAGTACCCTACGAGAAGACAATTCCTTATCTTACTGGAAGAAACTTTCAAAGCACACTGTCCTACTTCCAAGGCAAACGAAAATGAAACGTGTACCTATGTAGGACTACCTAATTTACAACGGTCACATTTTGTTAACAATATGAATAAAGCCTATTTGACAATAGCTACCTTATTATGGTTTTGTACAGGTCCGGAGAGACCAGCTGATGAAGGAGGTAGAAGTAATTGTCCACAAGGTATCGGAATTGATTTTTTATATATATTTGATAATACAGTAAGTGGTGTTATCCCAAAGAAAGAATACGGTTTTCCTATTCGCATTAGCGATAGATCTAAATTTATACAACCTGCAAAATTTCTAGATACACCACGACTACAAGAAAAAACGAAGAAATTTTGGATTGCTGTTTTAATGAAAACTCTTAATTGTCTTAAAGGGAAATCTATATGTAGCGCTGTTAGTGACATATCAACCAAGGGGATGTGTAGTTCTCCTCCAGCCAGTCAAGAAGTTGATTTTGACGACGAAGGTTGTCTTGACGATCTCACCCAGATTTGGGAGAATCATATACAAAAAGACTTATCTCCAGAAGACGAGGAAACGACCGATGAATACGCGGCCTCAATCCTAAGAGGTTTAAGGGAACATAATATTGGCGAAGGTCTTGATGAAACCGGTAATAAATTATCATCAGAAGCCGCGAAAGAAGCCTTAAAAGCTGCAGTGCGCCCAGTTTCATCACTGCCAGATTTGAGGGGAGGAACAAGAAAAAGGAAAAGAAAAAGAAAAAAACGACAAACGCGACGTAAAAAATATCATTAATATATATGCGCTGTCCATTAAGTAAATACAAAAATTTATTAGGAATTCCTGGTAAGGGAGTCCACAGTATACGTCTTTTTAATACTCCCGTTGTTGATTATTTATTAACCATAATTGCAGCAATAGTAACAAGTCTAACTACCAAAATACCACTTGTTCTCACTACTATTTTATGGTTTTTCCTGGGTATAATATTCCATATTTTGTTTGGAGTACAAACATCCACATTAACCTTTATGGGAATAAAATGCCAATAATTATTTATTTTATGCTATTGCCATGTAGTGAAGGAAAAGAATATTCTAAATTCATTTAAACAGAATATTTTTTAACAATATAATGTCAACTCATACTGAAGTGCCTATTGCTATACCGCAAACTCCTTATACCCCTGCCTACCCGCTTACCGCCCCAACATTGTCGCCACTAATGATAGAGTGTTTTAATTTGCGAAGAACAGTAAAAATGTTGTGCGCCATTGATATGTTTTTTAGTATTATATATTCATTTTATAATCCATATTTTATAATATCTGTTCTACTGGCTTATATGGGATATTATGGAGCCGATAAATATAAATCCGGATTGACGTTGGGATACTTTATATATATAACCGCAGATTGGATGCTTAAAATTGTTCTATATGCATACTCATTGTCACAAAATCAAGTAGACCCCCAGGCCTCGGCAGGTTGGTGGATTTTTATAATTTTTTCAACACTAATAAATATATGGATATCTAAAATTGTATTTAAATTTTGGCGCTCCCTTAGGAATATACCAGTGCTAGAATTGGCCACACTCAAATCGGCTCAACCGGTTGAGTATCATTACATCTATTGGTAATAATAATATTTGTTAACTGTATAATGAAAAAATGGTTAACAAATCTTATTATTAGTTTTTTTTCAGGAGGTTTCATTACGGCGTCTATTGCTTATATGGGAACATTTATGAGTCCTATTCTGGCCTCAATATGGTGGTCTTTTCCAATAAGTTTGATACCTAGTATGTATTACATGAAACAAGAAGGAAAAACGAATAAAGAAATATCTTATTTCTGTTTTACAACGACGTTTGCACTTATTATTTTATTCTTAACAACGCTATCATTAAGTCATTTCTTCTTACATGAGAAGAAATCATTCTGGATGCCTTTAGTTAAATCTTTTGGAGTATTTACAGTTATAAGTCTTATCTACTATTTAATTATTCATTTTTTTAATCTACAAAGTTTCTGGAAATAAATTATCTGCGCCTCCGACGTCTCTTGCGAGTTCTTCTATTGCCGCCCTTTCTAGAAATTTTTGATAAAGGAATTTCATATTCAGTAAAGCATATTGCAGCAATTACCGTACCATGATCTTTATTTACATTCATATGAGACCAAATCCAATGCATCCCAGGATGGTATGTAAAACCCTTGTCGGTGACAATTTTTTCACCAAACACCGGAGATTGACCAGTGCCATATCCTCTTCTCTCTATCATACCATTAATTGATTCCATTAAACTTTTTTGAGCCTCCTCTTCTGATCCATTTCCAGAATATTCACAAGCGAATGCGCCTAAATATTTTTTATTTTTATCGTATACTCCTGTTACTAATACGCCAGCTGCAATATGATTACCTTTTTGACCATTTGTTTGTGCCATTATGGATTCCAAAACTCCACCCCATTTAATACTCTTAAGACCTTCATCTTTTGTTTGTAACTTTGCATTGGTAGGAACTACACTAGTATAATGAATTACATTTGCATTTTGTATACCTGCACTATTTAAGGCAGCATCATAGGATCCTGTTTCTGCAGGTAAACCTGGAGATCCAGCATTTGATTCGCCTTTACCAGTAGTAAGAAAATAACTACATGGTACCCTATTCCCTATTTTAACTAAACTAGTCATCTATATATATTATAAAGATGATTATTTATCCTCTTGTAAAACTGATTTGATGCTAACATCATTGGATAGTGATTTAATAATACGATTTTTATTTTTATTCAACTCGGCATCATTGCCTCCGCCCATAATACCTCTAACAATATTAAAAAACTCCTCAGATTTTATACTATTCAATTCATATCCAGGATTTTGATTTTGCCAATCTTTTAATTTTAGTCGTTGTTTTTCACTAATGTCATCTATTGATTTACTCATACGAATGTTGCCTTCATCTTTTTCCCAGGTATCATTATCTTTAATATAGAATTTCAACCGTTTAATATCGGAACAATGTAGTGGTCTTTCATGAGGTTCAATATCAGTTAGATTTTTAATTAGTATATTACTAACACCTTTAACATAGCCATTTTTACCAGAAAAATGCAAATCTTCAAGAGAGAATTTGAGATTATCAATAAAATCTGTTAAATTCATAGCATCCTTGCATGTTTGATTTAAGAATAAATTAATATTTAAATGACTGGTATTATTTATTGTCGTGGATTTAATATTTTTTAATTCTCCCTGTAATACTCGCGTTTCTTCCAATAATGTTTCCATTTTGTTATAAAGTTTATTATTTGATGTGATTTGAAGAACCTTCCCTTGTGTTAAATCAGATAGACTAAATTTCGTGCATTTTTTTTTGTGGCGCGATAAGCCGCTTGCATGACTATATACTTTACCGCACTTTTTACAAGTATATCCCGCTTTACAGGCCTTCTTTTTTTCATTGATAATCATTTTATGCTTCTTCGTAGATATATGTTTCTTCCAACTACTTGTTTTTGTTGTTTTATAATCACACTCTATACAACTAAATTCTCTACCGATCTTTTGTGCGAGTTTTTGCATATATATATGAATGATAACAAAAAGTTGCTAAACTATTTTTAGTATTTTAATTAAAAATGGTAAAAATTTGGGGTTGTAGGGAATAATTAAAAAGTTGTAGATATTACATACTACATCACTTCTAATGTGAAAAAAACGAGCAACTTTTAGTTACCATTTAATTACCATTATTATCATTTTTTTTTATCGTAACAAAATGACTATGGTAATTAAAAAATGCCTTATGCTTTTCAGTAATAAATAATATTACTAAAATACCGAGCAACTTTTGAGCAACTTTCGATGGTAACTAAAAAGTTGCTCGAAATAAGAACGAAAAAAATGCTTGTAGGCAACTTTTTCAAAAAAAATACAAGAATTGTTTACAATGTTGAAGGATGTGTCATTTTTTGATTAAACTAGAGAGCATAAATATTAAAATGGACAAGCTACATCGATGTCCATTTTAAAAAATCCCGTCGAAAATATTTCAAAAACTTTACATTGCTTTTTTTTACATATATAGCTTGCTCTAAACGTATCATACATCTTACCTAGCCAGCTGTGTAACTATTAATATAGAGGGGTATAATCAGTAGGCGGTTTACTCATAATCAATACAGCTGGTGTATCGGGCCTCCGCGTGGAAACTTTAGTATTCATATATTCATTAATATAATATAATAACGCATAAGGATCATGTCTATCAACATAATGCGATATTATTCTGGGATAATCTGAAAATTCTTTTCTAATATAAAAAGTTACTAGATCGCTATTTTTAAAATCTGGTATAACAAATGCCATTTATATATTATATTTATTTTATATAAATGGTATTAGGATATTTACTATATGAAGCAGTGGATTTAAGCGTAAATGTCGTAAAACTAGGATATAATGGTATACGAGGAGTATACTATTGGTGGTATGATGAAGATTATCCTGAAGTGGAAAGAGAAAAACTTTTAATTAAGGATATAGAAGTTCTAACAGAAAGATTAGAAAAATTAGAAAGTCAATTAGATAAAGACAAGTAGTTATCTCCTACGCCTTCTTGTCCTTTTCTTACCCTTCTTCCTCCGACGCTTTGTCCTGCGCTTTGTCCTGCGCTTTGTCCTGCGCTTTGTCTGCCGTTTTTTTCTTTTCCCTCCACCTTGCTCGTCTATCAAGTTACCAGCGGCATCAAAAGACAGTGGTCCAGGCTCGTCCGCCTGCAGTCTTTCTAACCTCCGCGGTATTATTTTACCATATGATCCCGCTGGATTGTCACAACCACCCTCAGTTTCACATTTACATGTATTATTATAGATGGAAGCCACGGGCACATAATCCTCCGGACACGCCGAGCGAATCCATCGGCCCTTTTGCAAGCGCTTCTCGTCCGCTATATAATTTTCTTCTGCTTCCTTTTTTCCGTCGTTTTCTATTTTTCTTATGCTATTCCAAATTTGTTCTGTCGCCTGATGAGGATCTCCCAAATCTTCGGCAAACTGGCTTTTATTTTTAAGTAGTTCATCATAGATCTTCCAAAATAACTCCGTCCCATCACTTTTTGTTTGCAACATGTCAACGAGTTGCCCAAAATCTTTTTCAGTCATTCCCCATTCCTGAGCAGTAAACCCATCCATAATCCGCGGACGATGTGCTCCCGCCATAATAGTTAGGACAAATATTATTGCTATTTCAATATCATTTGTGTCCTTACCACAACTAGGAAATTGATTTTCTAATGTTTTTTTCCAAGGTTTAGCTGGTGGCATATTCCCTTGTGCATCCTCTTTCGTCGCCTCACATTGAATTGGTAATTCCGGAAAGGCTCCACCCTGTTGAATCGCCGCACATCTCGGGGACGCCATCTCCTCGTCTTCCCCGAGCGGCAGCGCGGCCGCTGGGTCATTGTCCAGCGGTACAACGCCGCCATTGTCATTTGCTATCTGCTCTAACCTCTCTCTCTCGGCTTCATCTTGAAAGTCTTCTTGAAAATATCCAGGATCATTCCGCAGGAGCGTCCATAAACGAGTTGTCCATGATGGGGTATCCGTCGTCGCGCTCTCCTCATCTTGGCGAACCCTATTTATCCACGTTTGTACGTTCTCCTGTGTAAACAAGTCTCGGCCATGTCCACTTCGGGGATCAGTAGGATCACCACAATATAGTTCGCCACTTGTTAGTTTTGAATATATATCTGAACCGGCAGGCGGAGCGGGAAGAGATAAAATTTCGTACTCTTTTCCATTTGCAGTTGGAACACAAAGAGTTGGAGTAGATACACCTATTGTTTTAGATGCTGTACAGTTTACTAGGGATTGAAATAATTCTTGCGTATATGCAGAACAGTTAGAATCTCGTGTACAAGAATTGGAAATTGTAGAATAACGTTGTCCTCCTAATAAATTTGTATCTATACCTAGAGAAAATGTATAGTTCCCGGAGGATCCCCTTGGAATCTGGATATCAAAATTACCAGTTCCAATATATGTCAATTCTTGCACTCTCAACATCTCCGTCAAGTCGGTTTTTGTTTGTGCAGGGAGATTAAAAAAACCTATTACCTCAATATAATCCCTATCTAGAACATTCCCCTTCATTTGTTTGGTCTTATCCCCTTGTCTCAGTAACCTGGCCCTTGTGAGATTAATTTTTCCAATTAGAGGTAAATCGGGGGTATACCAAGCTCCTAGTAAATTTTGATGCGTTGCATGTCTCACTGGGATTGGGGCAATTTTGAATACTGAACTTATGGCTGCTGCAAACCTTTCTGCGGGGGCTTTTGTCAACTTCCCCCATATTGATTTCAGAGTGTCTTTTATGCCACCCCCCGCCTGCACCTCCATGGCTTCGGCAGCATGCTCTGCGATTCCCCAATAACCAAAGCCAGTTGAATAAAAAACACTTTTAATTTCGTCTGTCTCAGCCATTTTTTGTGGTATTTCTAGTATTGATATTGCATGTGATGCAGAATACGGAGACCAGCCTGATGAACACCCTGATCCAAGATAGTTCGTTCCAGCTTCCGCAACACTTTTAATAATTTGTGCAGGAATCCCCCATTTTTTAGAAACTCTATCTAAGATTCTAACAATCCAGACTTTCGCCGCTGTTTTTTCTGGGTTGGGCTCATCTGCAACGGACTCGTGAACTAAACCCTTCAGCCCGTCCTTGGGAAAATCATCAAGCTCGCGAAGTTGACCCCATATTGTCTTGTCGATAGTTAAAGGAGGTCCTTTATATATACTTACTCCTGCTAGGGTTATTGAATCAGTGTCTGGATTATACATTTTCTGCTCTATCAAGAATTCTTCCGCAGTTTTACCTTGTCCCATAGCGTCGTTCATCCCTGGCACCATATTCGCCAGATTTTGGAATAATTTAGTTTTATATCCTGCCTTCCCATTACTTTTTAAAGTAAATACTTTTGCCTGTCCTTCAAAATCTGTACCAATCATAATACTGGTATTTTCTGGCTTATAATCTTCCATCAACATTTTGACCTGACTGATACTTTTCCCATCTGTCCTTTGTGTACATTTTAGCGTTCCAAAAAGAGCACTCTTCAAGGCATTAGCAGGATTAGCATCGGTGGTAAGATCTTTCAAAAGTTCGGTAATCATATCGCACTCGGCATTACACTGCAAATCTGTACCGCTTTCCAAAATTCCCTGAGGTACTGCATTGCCGCCTCCTCCTCCCACAAGTGAAGCATAACTGATTATAGATTGTGTTGGCGAACTAAAGTATTCTATAGATCCCGTTACCTGGCCAAGCAAGGAGCTTAGTAACCAAGCATTTGCAGATCTTTGTTGAGATGGCCCGGTATTTATTATCGCCACATGTGTTAAAGCCTTTTGTAATTCGTCATTTTCCGCCCATTCACTACCAAAGCGCGGGTCACATATCTTATCATTGTCGTCCGTTAATCCATTAGAATTGAGCGCAATAACAGCTGTACAATTAGCACCGCCGTCGGGCGTGGGTGTGCAAGACATACCTTCCATCGGAAGACTCTTTTTCAAGCCCGCATATATTGTCTTACTATATTTACGACAACTTCGGATTACAATCATAAAGGGTAAAATAACATTCATGCATATATTATTATCATTTTGAGAATATATAGGAAAGTCAAGCCCTTTTTGCATGGATAGATCAAGAATACACACTGCTAATGCATTTGGGCAACTAGAATCTGAGGCAGTTTTAAGATTATACGGCAAAAGAGCTAAATTGTATTCCTCAGGTCGCGATTGATCTTGAATGGCTTGGTTTTCCAGGGCACTGGGAGTGTCGGCTGCTACTGCTTTAAACATTTTTGCCTGTTTTAGGACATAATACAATTTGTCATCGTCGTCATGATTCGTGTCCGCCCTCCTGCTGGCTCGTGGTGGGGAAGAGGCCCCATTGGCTGTCGCGACCCATCCCGGGACGGGGGTCTTCTTATAATTTGTAATAGACTGCAGGAGTTCGATGCGTTGTGGTTTTGTCAAAGCTGTCGGACCGACTTCATCTGTACCTTGCCACAGCGCCTTCATCGTCGCTGTAACGTAGTATGTATCACCAGCATCATCTTCTTCGGTTGCCACGCCCTTTAAGAATTCACTAAAGGCCAACAACATAAATTTACATACATTATTATCACGTTTATAGTTATTACTAGGATAGAATAACGACATTAATATATATATAAATTAGATATATTAATATACAAATCTTGATTTAAAATTTTCTATTTGGCGCAGATGATTCATCTTAAGTTCTTTTTTTCTGGCCCGTTCTAAAACTTCTTTAGCATTCTTAATTTCTTCCGGCGTTACTTTATCCTCCTCACCAACAGCATCTTCATACGATCTTAGATGATAGGGTAGAACGCAATAGTCACTTTTTTCATTGAATAGATGATCAGTTAATACTACAAAAACTGCAGTCATTCCCAAAGAAATTAATAAATCTCTAGTTCCCATCCAGATAATTGAAAAAATTAGTATTTGTCTGGCAATTGTCCCTTCAAGATACGCCAATTGCGATTTGCTTAATTTAATAGTAATATACTTTGAACCTATATTTAACATTATCATTACTAGACCAGCAAAAAACTTACTATTATTTATACTATGCATCATTTTGTTAAAACTTAATTTAGTAATCATTACTATATTAAGAGAAATAATTTTAAAACAAACGTCTTCGTAGCCGTTGAGCGAAGAGTTGTAGCCGCTTAATGTATGGTCGTCTCCACCGCCGCAACCTTCTCTGTAGTCTATTTTTTCTTCTACGGAAAGGAGCAAAGGACTCCTTTTGACTATAACCTACAGATAAACAAAATACTATTACTCCAAGACAAAGTATATAACCTAACCAAATATTAAACCCTTTTAGAAAACAATCAGTACAATATTCTACAGATTTTGGCATATTATATTAACCACGTAAAAAAATTAGATAAATCCCTGAAAAGCTTCCCTATTACCAGTAAATCCGTTCTGGAACTTCATACCTTCAATAGTTGCGCGATTTGAATTCATATTATTAATGCCTTCATGAAGCCTTACATCAAAGGTTTCAACATCTTTACTCGCGACATCTACTTCAAGACTAGGTGCAGCATTTGAAGCTCCCGCTGCTGGATAAACTTCAACCATGCATTCACCGTTTGCTCCGCATTTCGTGCGTGCTACTCCACATGATGGGCCATTAGGGCCTTCCTTATCTTTACAATTTATCGGCTTTGAATCTCTTTTTGGGGTACAAGTTGGATTATCTCCTTCATTACTATTCGCTAGTCCTTCAATAGAGGTATGCATTAACAACATCATTATCAATGCTGCCAAAAGACCAGAAGTTATACCCCTTGCCTTTGCAATACATGCTACCATCATAATTAATATAACTTTTCCTAAAATACTATTTGCAAACTCCGTAAGAGCCGTTGGTTTGTCATATACAAGTACGAGCAAAATTGCCCCCAATGCTAGTTCTGTGATACCTTTCATTTATATAAATAGAGGGATATTTTTTATGAAAGTATTAGGAAAATAATCTCTCTTTTCTTTATAAGTAATGTCTTTAGCATATTCACTTTTTGAATCTGGAAAAAATGAAAAGACGGATACTTCCTTTTGTGAAAAAAGAACCAACAAGAGGAAGACATATAAAAAACGTAGGAAAGAAAGCCCAAAGGTAACCAATTTCCTAAATTCGCTACCAACAAAGGAAGGGTTCCAAGAAATTTCTCAAAGCGGAGCAAATCTCTCTGGCGATGAAAATCCCCAGATGGCTGCCGCATCACATGAGGAATTTAGCATTGGCGAAGATTACCAAAGTGAGGGCTTGTTAAAAGAAGGTTTGGAACAGACCAAAAACTATCATGCTAACCAAGAAAATCAACAACAGTATTACAACCAGTATGTACCATCCTATACCGGAACGACGCAAAACATTCCTTACTACTCGCAACTATTAGATAGTAGTAATTTACAAAGTGGATCTCAGGATGAATTAATGAAAAAGTTAAATTACGTGGTACACATGTTAGAAGAACAACATGATGAAAAAACGGGCAGTGTTACAGAAGAATTGGTATTATATATGTTTTTAGGAGTTTTTGTCATCTTCGTGGTAGATAGTTTCTCCCGTTCAGGGAAATACAAAAGATAATTATTGAATAATAAATACATTTGGAGAGAAAAATGGCCTATATGCAAAGTTATAAAAATAATATCCTTGAGATAATATCCATTTAGGAATACTTATCTTAAGAATCTTCTTAATAAGATGATAATTATGAGATATATTTTCAATTTTAATATATGAAAAATTAAATTTTTTCTTCAATAACACAATACTATTTGTAAAGGAACTTTTGAAATATTTTTCATAACCTCTTCTACAATAAGAACCTATACATTCCAATACCAGATTATCATCTATATATATCTGGGGATTTTTGAACAGTGTTACACAGACAACAGTTTGATTATCAAGTATTACTGTGGGTATAATATATCCATTACTAATATTATCTACTAAATGAACTGTTTTTGGTTTTATCACACAATCAAAATTCATTCTCACTTCTCTTAAGAAATGTATTAATAATTCACAATTGTATGCTTGTATAATATGAGTTGAAATACTACTAGGTAACTGAAGATTCACTCTTTCATATGGTTTTGAATCCACAATATACGTTTTAAATAATGTAATAGGGGTATTAATTCCACATGACCCTGTTCGTTTAAATACGAATACTGGTTGATTTCCTAGGGCGCGCGTGCTTTGATAATGAGTATAAAGTAGTTTGGCCGCCGCTCCCTTTTTACGGTATTTGGGATGTACGCAAAGAAAATCAAAATAAGAGACGGTAAGTGTTTGGTTCCTTATATTGCATTCTAGTGGGCGGCTTGTAAGACATGCGATGATATTCTTTTTATAGGAGCTATATCGGAGAGATATATATGAATTACCTTTCAATAAAGTTATAATACTACCTTTACTTGGATTATATGCTATTTTTTTCAAATATTCATAGTGCATTTTCAGAAAACTAAATATTAGTGCCTTTTTTTCGGTAGAAATATTATGGGGTCGCATTACATCTATTAAAGGATCAAAGAATTTAGTCTTTTCAGGAACATTATGTTGAATGATTCCCGGAGGTACCAACCAATACCAAAGATTATAGGTGTGAAATACAGGTTGTGATGCCCAAAATCTATACCGAAGCTTTATGATAATGAAAAGTAAAATTATAGATGTTATAATGCTATAAAAAAACTGCCGTAACATAATATTTAAATGGATACTTATATTTGAAATATAACACAAATATATTCTTCGGCGATAGGGCAAAGTATATAACTATACGGGCGTTGATATTTTGTATTGGGTGTTATCGCTTATCATGAGTTATGTTACATACACATTTATAAAACATATAAAAATTAATATACAATTATCTTTTATTGTTATAGCAATGAAAGATATCATAGCGGGAGCATCAGTAGGATTAAGTCAAGTAGGAGTTGGTCATCCTTTTGACACTGCAAAAGTATTAATACAAAATAAAAGGCCATGGATAGGGCTTCCAATATCCAGTTATTATAGGGGTTGGAAATTTCCATTGGTTGCTGCAATGTTGTTTAATTGTACAGTATTTCCGATGTATGAACGAACTATTGAGTATACAAACAACAGTTTTGCGTCAGGTTTTATATCAGGAACAATCGTGACACCATTAGTCTATTTATTTGATATAGGGAAAATAAAATTACAGACATCTCAAAAGTTAAGACTGAATCATTTTTGGACTACACCTGGAAAGTTAGCAACTTTAAATAGAGAAACCATTGCAATGAGTATATATTTCGGTACTTATTTCAATCTAAAAAATAAAAATTATAACCCTTTACTAGCAGGGGCCTTAGCTGGATTATCTAACTGGACTGTAACTTATCCATTAGATGTTATTAAAAATAGACAACTGGCACAAAATATCTCTATGATAGATGCTATAAAACAAAAGAATCTATGGAAAGGTTTCTCATTATGCGCAACTCGCGCTTGTATTGTAAATGCAGTTAATTTTTGGGTTTATGAAACAGTTAAAAAATATCTTGATTAATCTGGTTTGTAAAATATATAAATGTATTGATTACCATAGTTGACAGGTAAAAGGTCAATTTTTCCTTCAAGTACAAATCCAACATCCTGGGCTAGCTGTATAATTTTCTGTTGTGATGGCATATACAGATGATGAATGTTTTTTCTGACCTTTCCATTAGGATCTGTAAAAACTTCATCAAATGTTGCAAAGTCCTTGTCTAAATTAAATTTTGATTTATATTTAAAATTATTGAATCTGACATATGATGTGGCGTCGCCTATTTTTACCTTATTTGCATCTGATAGCAATAAGGGATATTTATTATTAGTTAATAGCGGATCAATAGAATCTCTATCTACTAAGTGTAATGTAAGATACCCTCCAGGTTGGAGCCATTCGTAACAATTTCTGAAGAACAAGAATTTATTGTTGATGTCATAAATAGTAAAATATAAACAAGTGATGTGTGTGAAAGTATGGGCCGGATATAACATCACTTCAGTCGCGTTTCCAACAGAAAAATCAAGATTTGGATATTTTTCTCTAGCTATGGCCACCATAGGAGGCGATATATCAAGACCAATAGCATTAAATCCTTTGGATACAAAGGAAGCTACGTGATCACCTGTACCAGAACCTATATCCAATATCAAACTTTGATTAGTTGGACGAGTTGCCTGAATAATTTTTCCAATTTCATATTCATTCTTTACCTTATCAAATATAAGATCATCATAAACACTGGCATAGAAAGGATCATAAATATCAGTGCCCTGTTTTATTAGAAATTTTTGTTGTTGTATAAATCCCTCCCTTGTAACGGGGGTTTTGTATATCAAATAATATGCAATAATAATAGTCAATAATATAACAAGTTTACACCATCGCGATGAATTATATAATGTTTTGATGAAACCTTTTGCCATTTATATGTATTATTATGATATTTTTTATATTAAAAGTATTTAATGGGGGATTTTGAAATAAATGATATAAGAGGGATCAAAGATTTTAAAGGTATTACTTTTTCAAACTATAAGAAATCCGAAATTAAAAAACAATTACTAAAGGCGCTTGTTAATGCAAGTATAGAACCCGCGTGCCATTGGAGTATAGAATATATTTGCGCAGGCCATTTTCTTGAGTTATGGGATATTATATTAACATTTGCAAGTAAATATATTCACTTGGGGAATCCCAGATTACCGCTATATCTAGAGTTGCGATTTACGAACTTTAAAGATATTATACAGAATGGATATGTAGGAAATGAATTAAAATTAAGAAATAATCCTAAAATTCGTATTTTATTTGCAGAAATTATATGTATTCTATGTTTGTCCCCAAAAAAACATAATCTAACACAGATTAAGATTGATAAAAATTGCTTTATAATGTCAAATATGACTGAAAAGCTAAAGGCTGATAATGTGTATTATGCCAAATCAGTTTTTAAAAAGGATGACCCTAAAGAGTTATTCATTGCACTAAATGAATTTGCATATCATGTTAAAAAAACACATAGTTCACGCGAGGCTTGTTCCTGGTTAGAATGGATCTTGGAATTTGAAACTATCTGTAAAAAAGATAAAAAACATGATTTAGTAGCCGCGAATCGTTATTTTGCACCAGTGGACTCAAAATTTTCAACTGATATGATTTGGATTATATGGGAAATTCTTCTTGATACTGCCAAAAAAGATGATACTATTGTGAAAATAACAACTGCATTAATAAATCTTTTTTCAATTAGATATAAAACAGGGTGTAAACGAAAGAGACGTTTTATAATTTATACAGCAATTTCATTAGTCACAGAGACGGTTAATATTCATATACCTATATATAGCGAAGAAGCCAAAATTAAAACAGTCAAAGATAAAATCCATTTACTCTATAAGGAAATAAAGAGAAATGAGAAGAAACCGGCCACAGATTATCTTTTTAACAATAGTTTCACAGGTAAAAATAATAATCTAGAAAAAACTATAGCAAAATTAGAGAAAATGAATAGTATGAATACTATAATTAAATATAAATAATTAGCTGAAAACCAACTTAAACCAATTAAGATAATATGATTATAATGAGTGAAACAAATGTTAATATGTCTGTAACTGACAAAGAGTCTAATTGTGATAAGACCAAATGTGATAATATGGTAGATGGGAACTGTAGTAAAGAGGGATGCGATCCATCTCAATGTGAAAATAATGTATGCGAAGACACAACAGAGAATGCGAATAATAGTTCTGAACTTCCTACGGGCATGAAGATGCAAATGAATCTTGTTGAAATTGATATTGTGGACACTAACACTGCTTTAAATGTACTAGTTGGATTTTTAGGCGTAGCTCAAAAGAGGGGCGCTTTTGCCATTAATGAATCTGCCAAGATTTTTGAGTGCATCAACCAATTTACTGAGCAATAGTATTATCTTAACTATATATATCTAAGATAATGGTGCGGCGTAAAACGAAACGTAAAAGAAGATATGGTAAAAGAAGAAAACAAAGACAACGTACAAAAAAATATAAAAGGAAAAGACGAACTAATAAAAGAAGACGGAAGAAAATGTATAGTACAAGAAGATATACAAGAAAACGAGGCGGTAATAGAGATATTTACGATGCGAAGTGGGCGGAAACAAACGATGTTACACAATTAAGAACTCTTCTAAGTAGTAAGAATATACCTATTGCCGAATGGACTGGTAATGGCCGAGCCAAAACGGTTGAACAATTATACAAGGAAATCAAAAATGGTGAGAGCATATTGAAAGAAATAAAAGGAAAGTTACAAAGACAAACGGAGTCGGTTGCCGTACAAATATTTAGCGGTGAAAATAAGGAGTATGTGCTTATGGAGATCGCACAATATAAACCGCCAACGGGAGAAAAGCCAACACTCCCATGGGTACCCACGCCTAGTGCAGATACCGAGGATGAAAATATCAAAAATTTGGAAAAAGTTAGATATAAAGTAGGTATGCTAGAGAAAATAGAGAACAAAGATAAACAATGTGAAAGCCGCCTATTATATGGTTGTACTCCTCTAGATATAAGAAATAGTGCCGTATTAAGAGGAATTCGCGAAGAACTTGGAGAGAAATATAGCCGAAATTTCATTCATTTTAAAGGATTTGGTAAACGCGACCTTGAAAAAAATCCCATTACTGACTTAGTAGCTCGCGCTACCTATCCTGGTCTAACGACCGCGTATAAATTTTATACCGATTATGGATATATTCCACAACTAACTATAGACTATCCACCATCTAATGGCGCTTTCCTGCTACCGGAATATAATACGGATAAAACAATAAAAAGGATGGTAAAATGGGCATGGGTAAAACTGACTAATAACGAAGTACGCGAATTAGAGAAAAACCCAAATTGGATATTGAAAAAGGCACAAACCAGTCCCAGTTTCGTTGGATTAACATGGAAAGAAGAATGATGATATAATATTTATTAAATATCATATTATCTAACTATACCACTGGATAGGATGGTTGTGTTGCAATTCCACAATTATTATTTCTATTCCTGGCCATATAAATATAACCATCTTGTCCCCAAGTTTCACCCCAACTGTTTTTTACAATCCAGTAATCAGTCCCATTGCTTGTCGTATTATAACCAACTACCAATACGCCATGATCCAGTTGGGATGATGAACAATCGGGTTCATAATAAACACCATTTTTGTAGAACTGGAATGAAGGATGAGACGCATCAATTCCCACAGCAATAGGCCCAATGTGCGAGACTGCTTCTTTCAACCCTGTTTCGCCTCCTGTAACATCTTTATATCCAGAAAAAGTTGCTTTGATTTTATTTTTATTGAATGTACAAGGATCGTTTTCAGGATCATAAGGATATTCCTTCTCACTTTCAATTCCACCCTGTTCAATAACATATTGAAATGCTCCATCCATTAAGCCGCCATTGCATCCTTGATCTGTGCCGTTAACATCACAATCTACAATTTGTGACTCACTGAGTGATACTAGATTTCCCGTTTTTCGCGCATGAGCTCCTTCCATGGAACCAACAGCAGAGAAGGCCCAACATGAACCACATTGTTGTTGATTTTTAACACCAGTTACAATGTGTTTGTTGCGCCAATCAACCGCTTTTGGTACGCCTAATAGTGGTCTTTTTTCTAAAGGTATCTCAAAGATGAATTTTTTCATATGCTTATTATGGCCTCTCCGCATTGCCCAATCTTGACGAATATCACCAAATGCATTAACCTCTAATTTAAAATCTTCATGATTCCTATTATGCTCATTTACATATTTTGTATTTTCTCTCCAATTCAAAAATTCTTGAGTGATGTTGGCGCCATCAGAATAAACTTTATTATATTTATTTGTCCAGTTTTTGAAGGAATTAAAATCCTGTCCGAACACAAGTAAATGAACCAAAAGTATGTACAATAGTGGATGCATTATGACTTTCTATACGGGAAAATCTTTAGATTGGTTTAAGAAATACTTAAGATTTTTCCTTAACGGAAATAATAATATTTTTGTTTCGTTCAGTAAGTTCTATTGATCTTTGCGTTTCGTTAATTTCTTTTAGCTGTACGATATTTGCTATACTCATTCTCTCCCGTTCTTCAAACTTATGGTTTTCTGTTACAATTTCTCTTTTAATTATTTTTAACATACCGCGTCCTATTGTATTATTTATTATTTGGAAAATTTTTATAATACCGCCCGTAATTCCTATAACCTGTAATGGATCATCATGATTCTCTGTTTTATATAACCAATAATCGGATAGGGCCGCTACAAGTATGCTATTCGTAAATATTAAAACCCATAATAGAATACATTGGAATTTCTCTTTAATGGACTGATTGATATTATAGTTTGGTAATTTTCCTTCATCAATAAATAAATCTTCATAATAAAGAGGTTTTGACGCTGTCATATACACCAAAAATGGAAAATTCCAAAACATGATAAACCCAGCAGAACCGGAAACAATAGGAAAGTATATATAATTGAATATTCCAGCAAATTGAGGTGCGAGTGTAATAGGGAATAGAAAGACAAGTGGGATGAAAAATCTTTTTACACCGGTATTCAAACAATTGATCATGCAGTTGTGACAACTTCCCAAATTTCTTGTTAATTCATTAGTTTCATATTGTTTACACATACTATTATTCAATATCTAATTTTAAATAGTTTGAATAATATTACTCAGAAATTCGTCTTTTATCCGTTAGATAATATACTAATAATTGATACCCTTTCGTAAAATTAAAATAGGTTTCATATTGTTCTGCAAAGCGCCATTTTGAGTTCAAATTTAATTTTGATTTCCATTTGAATGACTGCATCCTACTAAAGCTTTCTCCATCAAATCCATAATCTTTCCCATTGCAAGTTATATACGCTGAAAAATGAATCTTTGAGGTATTCCTTAAAACTGCAGAATCTAATGTATATGTGAAAGAATAAAGGCCATCAGATTCACGTCTTTTTATAACAAATTTCTTTGGTTTATGAAATGTTTTGGACGCATTATCATAAATTTCTAAATATATTACTTTAGCAAAGGCTTCCTTATCGTATTTTTTAAATTCATTCTGTATATCTGATAATATTTTTACCGACGGATTGCTAATAGAAATAGTTATCCAATGCATTAAATCCCCTCCCAATGTTTGATACAAGCCTTTATAAAATGTAAGTGGATTTGATGCGGAGTCTACAGGTGCTATTATTGTTTCATTTTCAGCTCTATTAATTCTTCTTCCAATAGCCGAATATATATTTTTGATAATATAATTGGTATCCATTAGATCGGCGAAATTTGTATCATCATACGAACTTCGTAAACTAGCATTAATATATTTATTCAGGGCAAAAAGAGGCTTGCGTAATTTTTTCGCAATAACACGACCGTCGGCTAGCTTCCCAGTTATCATCGCTTCGCGTAGCCACCGATTAAATTTTCTCCCCATATCGCTAATAAAAAATGTCATAAAGAAGGCGTTAAACCAGCAGTTTGATTGAGCCTGTTTTGGTGCGGTTACCGTAGAACAGGTTATTGGTTTCTTTGAACGCAGATTACCGAGCATTATTTTTTGAGCCGCTTTACTATTCCACCCTAAACACCTTTTTTTCCCATTTTTAAGAGTAACATTGACTAATTCGCTACTACAATCTGCACCTTTGACACCCACTGGAGATTTTGTTTTTAATGAGACAAGCATCTTATTAATTGAAGGAGAATATAAACCGAAATTAGCTATGTTTGCACGTAGTGATTTATTTGTAGATGGAGTATTATCAGGAATAATATCTTTTGTCTCTTCTTTTGTTTTACGCATTGTTTTAAATTCGCACTCACCCGTTTTAGGATTCCTTCTCATACCATTGGGACAACGTTTTCTTTTCTTTTTAACCTTTACTACTACCCTTCTTTTCATTGTTTTAGGTAATCGTATGACCTTTCTTTTTACAGTCTTTGACACACATTTCCCAGTTTTTGGATTTTTTCTTTGGCCATTAGGACATCGGGTTCTTCTTTTCTTCTTTATTTGTTTGGTACCCTTAGGCATACATCCAATGCCCTTGACCTTTCTAAAACCATTCGGGCACCGTGTCCTTTTTTTACGTGTATGTGACATTTATATATATTATCTAAATAATTTAATATTGGTATTTTGTATATGGACGACGCAATTACAGGTTCTCCTAACTCATTAAGCAGTACATCAAATAGCATTTCAAATAGCGTACTGCGACCAGTCAGCACGTACACACAACCAGCACCGTCTGTTAGTAAACCATTATCGGCCCCGAAATTATCCACACCAAAAACATCATCATCTGATGGCACAAATACAACGTATATTGTTACTGTTATCTTGGTTGTGATATTATTGGCCGTATTGGGGATCAATCTGTTTTCTTATTTAGCCGAAGGCACTGATTATCTAGGGTGGATTGTTCAAAAAATTACAGGAAAACTACCAGATAAAGCTAAAGATTTAGTGGACACAACAGTAACAGGATTAGATTTGGGCGTTGATGTAGCCGCCGGAGCTGTAAAAGATGCTGGGAGCGTTTTATCTCGGGAATTAGATTTAAAAAGGAGAGATTTATGGGATGCTCGTGACGCCGGTATTAAGAAAGGTATAGCCAGTAGGCATATTTCAGGAATTAATAAATATCCCGAGCACGAACCAGGATATACTGAAAGTAAAGAAGATGATGATATCCAAGAGAGACATAAACCCGGATACTGTTATATTGGAACAGATAGAGGTTATCGTTCTTGCATTAAAGTAAATTCTCGTGATCAATGTGAATCAAAAAAGATTTTTCCAACTATGGATATTTGTATTAATCCCTCTCTTCGTCAATAATTCTATTTTCTATAAATAAAATTATTCAGCTAATTAGAATCTGTCGGCCACGTCGGTGCACCCTGATATGGAGCATTTGAGTTCTCAAAATACCACTGTAGAGCAAAGTACGGCGGTAGAGCCCATTTCTTTTCCATAGTGGAGAGATCTGGACCATCTCTAACAATTTGCATTATTTCAGTCCCACTTAGAGCATAATCATGATACCATAAATCTGATAGATTTCCTGAAAAGCCTCCATTCATATTAATAAAGACATCACCGTAGTTTTGTTTTGGTACGCTATTAAAGACGTGTCGCAATGCCACTTCACCATTGATAAATACATCCATAATTCTTCCCTTCTGGCGAATAGCAACGTTTATCCATTTATGTAATGGTATGTCATTCACTTCAACTTCCTCAACGATGTTCTTGAAAGTATTCATTACAATGATAAAGGTATTGCGGGTTGGATGAATATAAAGACCCGGGCCGTTGTTCGGGAACGCCATGGCCTCAGAATTGAGACTTTTTGATCCTTTATGGAAAATATGTCTTCGCATACCGTTCTTATACACAAGATCATCAATGTACAGCCACACGGTCCAAGTAAACTCTAGGCCCGCCCGTTGATTTACAGATCTCATTACTGGGATGGAGTGATCATTTTTCGGATCCTGTGGAATTATAAGCATTTTCTTAGCGTTTTTCATTCCTCTTGTTAAATGTGGACTGGATGTTGGGGTAAACATCCAGGTTAATATACTAACACATGCTCTTAAAACAAGGATAAAAACAATTACTACTAAAATAAGAAATACCACCTTTGCCCACAAACTGTTACTGGTGAACAGATCGCTTGTAGCTCGTCCTACTGAACTATTAGATGCATTTGTTCGTTGTTCGCTAAACCAGTTTTTCCAACTTTGTGTTGTACTCATATCTATATATTATAGTATATATTTTTAGATTTCAAAACTGTTCACTTCGTGATTATTCTTCATAAAAGCGATCTTAATTCTGTATTTATTAATGAGGTTCGTCAACCAGTTGCTTCCGCCCGGTCCTTCTCTGTAAATAGCATAAGCTTCCCGTGGGTTTACAGCACGAGCAAAATATTGGAAGTTAGAAATAAAACCTTCAAAACCTGCGGCGCCCCCGTTCGGGCCGTGACCACATACAACTAAAGGTGCTCCGCTTTCCTGAACTGGAACTCCGGGAAGTACACAAGTTCTGACTAATTTTCCATCTAAATATAAGTCAAGTGATCTGTTGTTTAATGTCATGATAACATTAGCCCATGCCTGTAGGGGAACATTATCTAAAGTACAGGTGTGTACGCCAGTTTGTTGAGTCCCCGACGAATCGGAACTACCAGATGCGCCATGACCTGGCCATGTTCCTAAAGAAACTTCTACATTATTCATATTTGCGCCTAAACTTACAACCGGAGCTGGCAATTTATCATCCCGCCCATATCTGGCGAATATATCTTTTTTCTCACCAACTCGGTAGTTCCAGTTGTTGATGTATAACCAGATGGAGTAGGTATAGTCTGATGTTCCGCCTTTTGGTAGATGCGAGGAAGCAATGATGTGTTGCTTATTAGCGTGATGCATCCCCATAAGGTAAGTTCGTGTCCCATCGCCGAAGAACCAGAGGTACAACAAGTAAATTACGAGTACAATCACGATACCAGTTATAATCTGTTTCGTATCCATAGTATAATATAGAACAAGAAATTTTTTACTAAACAATTGGAGGATTTCGAGATTTTAGACTTTTATAAAATAGTTTAATCTTTGATAAAGAGAGAGGATCTGCAAAATACGTAACATTACAGACTCCCCCACTCACTCCTTTATCTGACCCAACAGTTATAGCATCATAATTCATGAAAGGTACGATACTACTTGTTGAAGAAACTAATTTTGTATTTATAAATATATCTAAAGTTCCTCCAGTATAATTAATTACCACATTGTTCCATTTTTGAAGTGGAAAATCTTCAGTTTCGTATATTATCCGTTGTTTATCAAGACTATCATCCATTGTAACGCGTAAAGTATTCTTTTCAACATTAAATAAAATATTTGGTTTATTAGAATAATTTAATATGCTTGTAAATTTTGTATTTGCTTTACGGTTACTAGGAGGCTGTTCATGTATAAAAAACCATGCTGAAACAGCATAATTATAATTAAAAGAACCAACTGCGTTACCGATGTCTTTGTACTGACTGATTGTTGTCTTTTTATCCGTATATACAGGATTATCAAGAAGAACTTTCGTCTTAAGTATGTTATCTTTGTCTTTTTTCGTTTTATCATCGTCAAAACGGGCCGCGCTCATCATTTTAATCTGATTCCTTAATGATATGATTAAAGGGCCATTTGTTTGAACATAGGTAATAGCCGCCTCTAAAGATAATGGTTCTTTAAATATCCTTTTCTGCAAATTATTCAGAAATCCAGATTTGGCCTCATGAGCAGATTGATAGCCTCGTTCTAATAAATATTTCCTTAATACTGCCTCCATATTTGGTTTGTATAATCCCTTTGATAACACCTTTTGCCAATCAATAGACATCCCTTCAACTAACCCTTCTAGTTCTTTATCCTTGGCTATCATAGCTTTATCGGCTGCTTCACTATTCTGGGACTCCAACAAATCATCATGCTTTGTAACTGAATGAGTATATAAGAACCTTGGCACTAAGGGTAAAATAAAGTATAATGTTATTATTACCACTTCAATCAAGAATATAATTGCTAAACCCTTAGGATTTTTTAGACCACACCACTCACATAGTGTGCATATCATATCTTTCAATAGCCAGGGGAGATTCATTATAAGTCTGAAAATACGTGTTAAAAGAGTAGGCTTTGCCTTTTTTTCTTCATATCTTATAACATATTTTTTACCGCTGCGACCATCATCTAGGGTAACTAAAGACCGTTGCCAATTTTCGCTTATATACTTTGCAATATTTTCACTTTGTTCCTTATTTTGTTCTTCTTGCATTGTCACCTGTTCCTTTGTTTCACCTTTGTAGACTTCTGTAGTAGAGTTGACTCTATGCAAAATTTTTTCATTTAATTTTGATATTAGATCAATATCCGGCAATGACTCTTTTTTGTCAATAATATTATTAATTTCATCTTGGGTTAGCATTGGATTATCGCCTCTGGTGCTGATGGGTATATCTATAAAAGCAGTAGCTCCACCTTTTTGTCCTCCTGGTTTGGATTTAAATATTTTCATCAAATCTCCAACGCTTATTGAGTCGTATAGTCGTTTCTCTTTCTCTATTGTCTCTAATTCTGTAAGGTCAGCGCCCTTATCATAAATCGTTGCCTCTTGGTCATCATACCATTTATTAATGACAGAACTTTTATTTTTAATAAAATTCTCAACCTGTTTATCTTTCCACTGTATACCTTTCATTGATCGTTCTTCGGCAAACAGTTTTTTGCGCCTTTTCTGATTTTCTATTTTTAGTTTTTTAGCCCTATCTACCAATTCCTTCCAATCAGTTCTACCTTTATATAGTCTACCAACTGTTTTTTCATATTTTTTAATTTCGGCAGTATCTAATTGTGCAGAACTCCCTAACCCCTTGGGTGCGTCCTTTATTATCTCCTCTAACGTATCACTCTGCTGTTTAATGGTTGCCATGTCCTCCTTAAAATTAGCCTTCTTCTCTTCTAAGGATTTTTCTGCTACTTTTTTTATCATGTTATATAATTTTTGTTCGCTAGCCTTCTTCTCCTCTTGTATTTTTTTCTTGGATAGACCTGTATCTCCCTCTGCTGTAAATAAGTTCTTATGTTTATTTATCCAATCTTTATCCGTATCCCCAGTTCCTTCAAATTCCTTGGAAATAAAATATAAAAGTAAACCTCCTGCAATTAATCCAACTATAATTGAGACACCAGAAGATAACAATGGCACATATTTCATTAAAAATAAGATTAGCATGGGAACAGATAATGTAGCTAGAACTAATAAGATTGATTTATAGTAACCCATAGATGCAGTCCACATCCATTTTAATTTATCGAAAAAAGATTCTTTATCGGCCCTCCCACGTAGTGCTTTTTCTTTTGCAATCTTCTTATTTAACTCCGCTATTTTAGGTTGCATCTCTTTCATTTCCTTATTCTTCGCCATAATAAATGTTTGAGTATCATCCTCTACACTTTTAACCTGTGCTTTCTGCTCGGTATCCAATGGTTTATTCCAAGCGAGATCTCCTCGTATTTGCAATACTGTGTGTCTCTTTTCTCTTTTTTTGTTATTGATCTCCTGCAAAATATTATTAACTTTATTCTTGGCCTCTGTTAACTCTTCGTAATACTTATTAAGATTCCCCCTTGCCATATTTCCACGTTGTTCATGTTTTTCTAGACCAGATGGTTTTCCTACCTCCGCTACAGTTTTACCATTTTGTGTTGTTATATTTGCGAACAGTGTAAACACATTAATTACAAGAACAATTCCTAAGGTTATTAGTATTGTGTTAGTATACCCTGACCACTTTTTTAAGGTAAAATGTTTTTTATATAGGGATGTAAAATAGAATGAGAATGTTAAATATAAAACTAGGACCAACACCATTAATGTTCTGAAAGGATTATTAAAAAGCCATATCGCGATGTTACTAAATATGCCAAATACATAGAAAAGAGGTCCGGATATGTAACCCCATAAACTTCCAAAAACATTCAGTGCATCTGCTCCCTCCTCCTCCATTTTAGTTTTTAATAAATCTTTTATATGTTCACTTTTATCCTTTTTAATCTCATCTGGAGTGGGATATATAAAACTATATAATTTGGCCATCGAGTAGATGCCAGCAATGGTGAGGGGAATATAAATAATAAACTTCAACATTAGATTTCTAACCCTCATATTCGGAGTCTCTGCATCGTCGTCGGTTTTCATCATTGATAAGAATTTTGATAAATGTTTCCATACTTCATTTTGTTTGGTCATTATTATATTATATTAAAATCATATTATAAATTCGACTGCATAGTTTTTGTTTTATGACAATCTACACACAATGCAACTAAATTATTAACATGATTAGTTCCTCCATATTGTAAATCTATTTTGTGATCAATTTCAAACGTAGCCTTTAGTTGTTCTTTACAATGGGCACAACACCAATTTTGTTGTGCAGCTACATATTTTTTCTTAGTTTCGCTGACCGATCTTTTTGAAGAATTACCGCCTGAATTTAACATGCGTTTATATTGAGGTGTTATCTCTTCTCCCATAGAATTTATTTTTTCATGTGTTCCAGCAAAATCAAAGATTGGGCTAAGCATATCTGATGTATTTTTATCAATAGGCATATATTTTATAATATTGTTGGCGTGACTAAACATACTTTTTGACCCTTGGGGGTTTTTCTTTATAAAAAGCACTAATGAAAGGCCAACAAAACCGTATAATGCCATTTGCATATATTTTTTATTGATATGAAACATCTTTGTATATTTACCATCATGATATGTATTAAATACTAAAAATACAGTAATTCCAAGAACAAGTAGGTCAGCTCTCATATATGATAATTGGACATTAAATTATATTAGGATTTCAACATATATAACACAGTCAAAATCAAAAAACCTGTAACACCAATTAGTACATATTGTTTTCGTCTTTTAAAATTTTCCTTTTCAACAAGCTCTTTCGGTTTATATGCATCATAATATTTTTCTAAACTATCATAAAAATCCATTTGTTCCCATTCCATACTGATATTTATTTTATTAATTATAAAGTGTATCCATCGCATAAAGGATTCTCGCGACGATAAATAAGGGGTTACCGGAAATTCATCTAATAATTTGGAAAATTCCGCTCCGAGAGGTTTTTGTGGTAGAAACAAAGGTATATTATGTATCGTATCATAATATTTCTTTTTTGTAACATCGTTCGGATGTTGTGGATACATTAAAGACATTGTTTGTAACGTGAATTGGAATTGCGGCATCCAAATATCAGGATTTAGAGGCATTTATATAACAAATAGACATAAAAAGTAACCATAATAAACATATAACACAATGCATCGTCAAAAGACCTATCATTTTTGCAATAATTGCGGGAAACAAGGCCATATGTTTAATAGCTGTAAACTACCAATTATAAGTTTGGGAATCATCGCTTTTAGAAAAGTAGATAATAATATACAATATCTAATGATTTGTAGAAAGGATAGTTTGGGATTTATAGAGTTTCTTAGGGGAAAATATCCCTTGTACAATAAGAATTATATATTAAATTTAATAAATGAAATGACCAGTGAAGAGAAAAAAATGTTACTAGAAAAAGATTTTGCATATTTATGGAAACATCTTTGGGGCGAATTCATTGGGGTACAATATCGCAATGAAGAACGACATGCTAAGGAGAAATTCACGCAAATCAAGAGAGGTATTCAAATGTTTGATGAAGGTAATTATGATTTAGCGTCACTTATAGCTGATAGCAATACAAACTGGAAGACGCCAGAATGGGGATTTCCAAAGGGAAGGAGGAATTACCAGGAGACGGATATTAAATGTGCATTCAGAGAATTTCACGAAGAAACAGGTTATGAGAAGGAGTCCCTGGATCTCGTTACGAATGTAGCACCTTTTGAAGAAATTTTCATGGGATCTAATTATAAAACATATAAGCATAAATACTATATAGCTGTTTTTAAAGGACAGAATCAGAATAGTGGATTTCAAAAAAGTGAGGTAAGCGATATGAAATGGGTTACCTACGAAGAAGCCCACGAACTAATAAGACCATATAACACGGAAAAAATAAGTATGTTATCCGATATTAATAAAACTTTACAACAATATAGATTAATCTCATAATATATTAACTAATATGAAAAAAGTAAAAGGTAGAAGAAAAGCAAAAGTCGTTATATCGCAGTCCTGCGATAGTTTAAAAGAGGAGTTTAAAGATGCCCAACATATGGATATTGAAAATCCGAAAATACAAAGTCTGTCTCGTTGTATGAGTAAAGCTGATAGAGATTCTATTGTAACACAGGAAAATAAATATGATTATTTGTATCCTATTCTGGAAGATCCTAATTTCAATGAGAAGATAGCAAGAAAAAAAGAATTTTATGATAGTCGTTATGAAGAAAAAAGTCAAAAGGATTTTGATAATATTAAGGAGGTTGCTCAAACTCTTTGCGATAATACTGAGTTTGAATTAGCACCGCATCAGATGTTTGTTAGGAATTTTATGTCTTTTCAAACTCCTTATAATGGCCTATTGTTATTTCATGGTGTAGGTACTGGAAAGACATGTTCGGCTATTTCTGTGTGCGAGGAGATGAGAACATATCTAAACCAATTGGGAATCACAAAACGTATTATTATTGTTGCATCCCCAGCTGTACAGGAAAACTTCAAACTACAATTATTTGACGAACGCAAATTAAAAGAAGTAAATGGCTTATGGAATATTAAAGCATGTACAGGAAATAAGTTTTTGAAAGAGATTAATCCTATGAATATGAAAGGTTTAGATAGAAGTCGGGTTGTTCGTCAGATTAAGCGTATTATCTCTCAATCATATCATTTCCAAGGATACATTGAATTCTCAAATTACATAACGCGTGTTATGAATAAAACAATACTAAGTAGCGATTCTCCTGATGTAATCCAGGGTAAACAACAGAGAGCTTTAAAAAAGGAGTTTTCAAACCGAATGTTGGTAATAGATGAGGTTCATAATTTAAGGATTACTGATGACGGGTCAATAAAACCAAGTTCTGAAAATATTCTACGACTCGTTTCAAACACAGATAACCTTAAAATATTGATATTGTCTGCCACTCCTATGTTTAATAGCTATTCGGAGATCATATGGTTACTTAACTTGTTAAATTTAAATGATAAAAGGTATCCGATTAAGGATAAGGAAGTCTTTGATAAAAAAGGTAATTTTAAGCAAAATGATGATGGAGAGGAAATTGGGAAAGAATTATTAATTCAGAAAATGTTAGGATATATTTCGTATGTCAGAGGAAATAATCCATTTACATTCCCTTATAGTGTATACCCTTTAGAAGCCGGGTCTCCCAACTCCTCGGTAGGAATGTTACAGACTGGTACATGGCAATACCCTTCCAAACAGGTAAATGGGGCGGCTATTGTAGCACCAATTAATATACTTGATTTAACAATCACAGACATTGGTCCCTTTCAATTAATTGGATATAATTTTGTTATAAATTCATTAAAAAAGAAATATAAAACATTGAGTGATCCGAAAAAGGGACTTTCTTATACAGTTTTAGAACCTCCGTTACAGGCCTTAAATATGATTTATCCGCATACAGATCTGGATGAATCAGGTGATGCTGACCTATATACTTATTTATACGGAAAGCGAGGTTTAGCTAGGGTAATGAATTATGATGAACGAACGAAATCCAATTTTAAATATAAAGATAAAACCTTGCAGAATTTTGGAAGAATATTCTCTCCTGAGAATATTGGAAAATATAGCGCAAAAATAGCATATATATGTGAATCTATATATAAATCTCAAGGAATTGTATTTATCTATTCGCAATACATTGATGGTGGTGCAGTTCCTATAGCACTAGCTCTTGAAGAGATGGGAATTAAACGTTATGGTTCAAATAAGTCTTTATTTGAAAAAGCACCAACTGCGTCAATAGATGCTTTAACTATGAAACCAGCGGAAGCGGGTAAAGCATTTCAAGCTGCAAAATATATCATGATTACTGGAGATAAGAATTTAACACCTGACGTAAGATCAGAATTGAAAGCTGCGACAGGTCCCCTCAATATAAAGGGAGAACGAGTAAAGGTAATTATAGTATCGCGAGCAGGCTCTGAAGGTTTAGATTTTCAAAATATTCGGCAGACGCATATTCTTGATCCTTGGTATAATTTAAATAGACAAGATCAAATTATAGGTCGAGCTGTTAGAAACTTCAGTCATTGCGCTTTACCATACGAGCAAAGAAATGTAAGCATTTTCCTATACGGAACACGATTGCCTACTGATGTTGAAGCAATAGATTTATATATTTATAGACTCGCGGAAGATAAGGCAAGAAAAATTGCGACTGTGGTACGTGTTTTGAAGGAGAATGCCGTAGATTGTTTATTAAATAGACAGGGTCAAGATTTCTCTGCAAAAAAGATAAATAAAATAGTAGATCAACAAATTTCCACAGGAGAAGTTATTAAATATAAGATTGGCGATAAAGATAATAGCCAAATTTGCGATTTCACGAGATGCGAGTATGAATGCAATAGTAAAGTTCAAGAAATTGCGGAAATAGATACCACGACCTACAACGAGAGTTTCATAATTATGAATTTAGATAAGATTCTTCAGCGAATAAGGTTATTATTTAAGGAGTCATATGTTTATGAAAAAACGGCCTTGGTAGCAGCCTTAGTTCAAATAAAACAATATCCTCTGGATCAAATATATACCGCTTTAAACTTTTTAGTAAATGAACAAAATGAGTATATTACAGACATGTTGGGAAGGTTAGGGAGACTTGTTAATATTGGAAACTTTTACTTATTCCAGCCAGTGGAATTGTCGGTCCAAGAACCTTTATCGCGATTTGAGAGAGAGACACCTATTTCTTATAAAAGAGATTCTCTTATTTTTAATTTACCAGAAAAAATACCAAGTTATATGACCATGCCTCAAGATGAAAGTAAAGAAGAGATTGAACTAGATGCTTCTGTATATGATGAGTTAGTTACTCAGTTAGGTCTCCTTCAAAATCCTGGGTTAATTTCTACAGCATATAAAGAAGATTGGACAAGATCAGCAGCGTGGGCAATCCGAAATCTCTCTAATTATAATAAGATTGCCAAGGACGTATTATTACCGTTAGCAATTGATCATATCATTGATGTCCTACCTTTCAAGAAAAAAGTACAGCTATTACGATTCATAACAAAAAATAATGAAGCAGAAAATCCCTTGCATATAATAATAAATAATTATTTTAATACGTATATCTTACAGACGGCGGATTGGAAAGGTATAGTTTTAGCAGATTTCTCAAAATCTTCAAAGAAATCGGCGTATACTATATTGACCTTTAAAGATGGTCTTTGGATTGATAATAAGGAAGAAATCCGCCCTGATAGACTTTTTCCGTTATTTCAGAAATTTCAAGTTAAGGATCTGTCAGTTATTAATAATATTATTGGATTTATGGTTTTATTCAAAGCACAGTTAATCGTGTTTAAAACGAAAGAGCTGTCTTTGAGTAGCAAAGGTAGAACAAATAAAGGAAGCAGATGTGATAGAGGAGAAGGAAAAGGTGTTATAATTAAACGATTGAATAATTTGTTATCATCGGGAGTACAACCTATTAAATATAAAATGAATAAAAGTTCAATTGTTTCAATCTATGGAGATACTAATATAAAACAATTGGTGCAATTACCAGGTAAGAAGAAAGTAAAAGATGTAAAAATAACGGGATTGCAGTTATGCATAGAATCGGAATTAATATTGAGATATTATGATAAGACAAAATATCAAGATAAAAGATGGTTTTTTGATACTGTCGGGACATTAATTAATAATATTGTAAAAATAGGCCGGTAGTTTAATAAATTGAAAAAATATTTAAGAAATTATATATGTAGTATATAACCATGGCAGATATCAAAGCTTCAAAAGTCAAACAAAAAAAAAGAGGATTAGGATTATACCAACAAAATATTTTGACAAAGAAAGTACAACTGCCTTATAATGTAATAGGTAATAATATCGCAGAGAACATTCTTAAAAAACTATCAGAAACAATTTCAGGAAAATGTATAAAAGAAGGTTACATTAAAACAAACTCAATAAGATTAATTAGTTATTCGGCGGGTGTAATTGTAGATAAATATGTAGTATTTGTTGTTGTATTTGAGTGTTTAGTCTGTAGACCGGTTGAAGGCATGCGCTTTCGTGCTATCGTTAAGAATGTTACGAAAGCCGGTGTGCGTTGTGAAACCAAAGAGGAAATTTCACCCGTAGTTGTATTTATTGCCAGAGACCACCATTTTAAGAGTAAAGAATTCTCTGAGTTAAAGATTGGTGATGAGATTACGGTCCGTGTGATAGGAATCCGTTTTGAATTGAATGATAAATATATCTCCGTTATTGCAGAGCACGTTATACCTAGAAAATCGCGGAAACGTCCAAAGATAATTATAAAGAAAAACGCTTAAACTAAATTATAGTATATATTCAAATGGATGCTAATGCGCTACAAGTGTTACGGGATGGTATAGAATCTATGGAACATGTTCATCAGTTGAGAATATTGGAAATAATAAAAAATAATAATATTGAATATACGGAAAATTCTAATGGAATTTTTATTAATATGACGATACTACCTTCACAACTCATTACTTCAATTAAAGAATATATAAAATATGTAGGTCTTCAACAACAACAGCTCGATAAAGTAGAAAAAGATAAGGAAACTCTTAAAAATGAATTCTATAAAGATAATAAAGCGACTGCATCATATAGATAATAATGAAACGATTTACTATAGGAGAATTGCAACATTATATGCTTACAAAAGAGCATATAATGAGTTTAGTGGATGAATATGATAGTTCTAATAAGCCAAAGACGACTGAAAAAACCACGAAAAAATTAAGAGTAAAGAAAAAAGCTGAACAATTTGATAACTTTATACATCCAAAACATAAAGATTCATTGTTCTGGTGTTATTATATGCTAACTGCTGGTTTATTCAGTTATGAAACTATTGGAGACAGAGCATTTATAGAAGAAAAAGGAGTTAAAATTCAAATAGTAGAGGATTTGAAAAATCATAAGGATTTGCTTAAGAAAAATAAATGGAAGCGAACTCAGATAGAAAGTGAATTGGTTTCTGCAACTGAACTGTCTTTAAAGACCTTTTTGTGTATTTGTGCCATTAAACAAATCAACGTTGTTGTATTGAAAGGCCGTTGTTTGTATATACCACAATTGTTCCCGAGTAATAAATATGAACTTGTTGTGTTTGGCGAACACGGATTTATGCTATCCCAACATGATGATGAGCAAAATAAACGACTTATTGATGAGTATACTAGTAAGTATTGGTTAGTGGAAAATATTTCTAAGCCATTGGCGGCAATTTCTTCCTATAAAGTAGGTACTTTAAAGGATATTTGCAAACGGTTAAATATTTCAATCGTTTCCGAAACTGGAAAGAGATATAATAAGAGACAACTTTACGACATGATCAATTGTAAAATTTAAATTGAATTAAACATAAAATATATGAGATATATATAGATATGTCTAATAAACCAGCTACAGAACTATTAAAAGAATATACTCAGATATTTACATCTGTTAAAAATAATAATAAGAATGATGAACTTGAAGTAGTCTTTGGGTCTAAGAAGGCGTTAACGCGTATAGAGTTTGAAGACGTTATTTCAAAGATTAAATCATTAGGATTTACATCGTACGGCGCTTCTGGTAAATATCACTTGAATATCCAGAATCAGTATATTGATCCTAAGAGTGGTAGAACTGGTATTGGAAATATTCGTACTACTATAGACGGTATCGCGAATATACAAAAGTACTGTAAAATTAATGGATTTGATTTTGCTAACCCGCCGGCTCATATTAGCTTTATGCAAAAAGTTTCAAAGGTATATAATGATAAAAGATTACCTTCAATAAATTTTGATGACTTTAAATTTAGAGTAAATTATAGAGAAGAAAAGGTTTTGAAAAAAGATTTTGGAATTGTGCGGGGCCTACTAGAATCATGGAATGATAAAAAAAAGATATATAGATTAATTAAAAGATTTACGTTTCAACATCACCGATATCCTTTAAAAATAGATTGTAGCGTCGTGCGATCTTCAAAGCGTATAGGACGCAGACTTATACCCGAATTTAGAATAGAAAGTTCGGGTGTTTTCACTAATCCAGAGACTTATGAGATTGAGATAGAGGTTGTTCCAGATAGACTTGCTACAGGGGGAGCGGAAGCCATCGCTATTAGAAAAGGCGAAGAGTTATACGCGGCCTTGAGGCAAAATATCAAAACCATAATGTCGGGAATACAACGCTCTAATTTTCCAATTTCATATAAAGAGCAATATGAGACTCTCGGAGAGTATATGCATGTTTTATATAAAGATCCTCCTGACAGAAGAGTAAGAACGAGGGACTTTGTAGGTCCTTCCTCAATATCATTGGAACGGCCCAATATTGCCCCATTAACTAGCGATGGAGTTGTAGCTAATATTAGAAGACCATATACAGTGACTGAAAAAGCAGACGGTATTAGAAAGCTATTGTTTATTAATGATAAAGGTAAGGTCTACATGATTGATATTAATATGAACGTACAGTTTACAGGCACGATTACAACGGAAAAGGCCTTATTTAATTCCATATTGGATGGCGAGCATGTTTTACACGACAAAGCTGGGCGTTATATTAATAATTATCTTTCCTTTGATATCTATTATATTAACAAAAAAGATCTTCGTGATCAAGCCTTTTATGAAGAAATAAAGGGAGATGGAGCAGAGGAAGGCGAAATAACTATTGATCAGAGAGGTCGTTTAGTTGCCCTTAATAAGTTTATGGAACATTTGAAACTCAAGCCGGCGGTCGGAGATACATTACCGCTTCTTGTAAAAGCAAAAGAGTTTCATTATTCAGATGAAAATAATGGTGCAATTTTCAACAATTGTCGTTTGGTTCTGGATCGCGTACGCGATGATTTATTTGAATATGAAACTGACGGGCTCATCTTTACTCCTGCAAATACCGGAGTAGGTAGTACACGGGTAGGAGAGGTATTAGATCCGGTTAAGCGGGGATGGAAGCAGTCTTTCAAATGGAAACCTCCTGAACATAACACTATTGATTTTCTAGTTACTACTATTAAATCTGAAGGGGGTAACGATATTGTTAAGACTGTCTTTGAGCAAGGGGATGATATGATGGCTGTTGACAATATAACGCAATACAAGACTTTACAATTAAGAGTTGGGTTTGATGAGCGAAAACATGGATATTTAAATCCATGCGAGGATGTTATCCAAGATCGGTTACCGAAGCAGACAACGCGAGAAGAATCATCGCATTATAAACCCATTCCATTTTATCCTATGAATCCAACACCTCAATTTCCAGCATATTTATGTAATTTAATATTGGAAGACAAGGGAAACATTAAGATTATGACAACAGAGGATAAGACCGGTATTATTGAAGACGAGATGATTGTGGAATTTAAATATGATCCTACAAAAGAGAAATTC